ACCGCCAGATGTAGAAGATAAGTTAAATGTAGTGCTGTTAATCTTAACTACATAATAAGTTACACCCGCTGAAATACCTGTGGGTAAAGTATTGCTTGATGTAAATGTGACTCTTGAATTATTTGCTGGTGTTGAACCTACAGCCATTGTGACTACGCATGGAGATGCTGTAGAAATAGAAACTGATTGCGCTGCATTAGATACGCCAAATGTAGCATTATCATAAACAGTTAAGTCATAGAATGATCCATTAGCTGGTGTAGTTCCACCAATCGTTGTTCCATCAATGGTGCCACCTGTAATTGCAACGCTACTTGCATTATAGTTTGAAGCTGAATAAAAGTTAGAACCATCTGAGTAAACAATAACTGTTTGACCATTAGCAATTGTAACTGTAGAACCAACACCTACAGACATAATGACACTTTGACCGCCAGAAGTATTGTTTCTTACAATGTATGTTTTTGGTACTGCTGGAGCTACAACTGTACAAGCTGCACCTAATGATCCAGAGAATACTAATACAGCATTTCTTGATTCATCTGTAATACCGTTATATGTAGATAGTGTGTAGGTAGATCCAGAAAGGGTAATAGAACCTACATTAGTGATGGCTTGCTCTATAAGAGTGCCTAGATTATTATTGGTTGAGGTACCCCAGACACCAGACTGATCGCCCGTGCCAATAAGCTGTATTCTTAAACTGGTGGAATAGGTGCTTGCCATATTAAATCCTTGTATATATGTGTATTATAGTCATTTTTGCCCTTATTGACTATTGTTAATTTTTGTCCAAACGACTAAAGAACTGTTATTAATTGTGCTAAATGTAGATCCTTGAGCATTATTAATTTGGCTCCATACAGCTAATTGGCTATCATTAATTGCAATCCAAATACCAGCAAAAGCTAGTATATCTGCAATGGTTAAATTCTCAGATATAGATGACGCAAATTGCGCTGTCATTACAAGACTATCATTAATAGTCACATTTTCTGTAATGGATCTAATAACTTGATTGCTTGGAGCTGAACTATCGCCTAATGTTGCATTTTCTGTAATAGACTGTAAGAGCTGGCTAAAAATACTATTTGTATCACCTAGTGTAACATTTTCAGATAAACTAACTTTTAATTGTGCTGTAACAGTTGGTGTATCTGCTAAAGTTACATTTTCAGCTCTACTATCAGTAAATACTTTTCCAGCAAGATATGAATCAGCTAATGTAATATTTTCCGTAACTGAATCGCTATAATTCCTAACTCCAAGAGAAGCAAATGGAGCTTGTGCAAACGTTGAAAAACCAAACATTTTACAACACTACCCAGCGAGATCCTGACGGCACAGTTACAACTACACCACTATTAACTGTCATTGGCCCTGCACTCATAGCACTTGATCCAGATGGAATAGAGTAAGATACGGATACAGTTTTACTATTTACATATAAACCATTACTTGCAGAATATTGTGGTGCTGTAGGCGTTCCTGTAAATGTAGGAGATGCAGATAAAACAACATCGCCTGTGCCTGTATAAGTACTAAAATCTGTTAATCCAGCCTCCCATGATGCAGCAGTTGTACCTGTGACTAAAATACAAGTAGCCATAACAGCGGTGCCTGGAGGTATGGTATAAACTAAATTACTACCAGATGAATTTAAAGTAAGATTACCAGTGCTATTATTTACTACATGATATGACCAACCTTGAAGTAAAGTTGTAACCACTGGAAGCTGGACAGTTTGTGTTGTTGATCCAGTAAATACTTGATAATAGCTACTATCAGAAGTTAAAGTAGTAGTACCAGCAGCTGTGGCAGTGGTAGTAAAACCAATAAGTCTTGCCATACCAAGAGCAGTACCATCACCATAAATAGATTTGCTAGACGGATAAGTAATAAATACAGTAACAGTTCCAACAAAAGTTACTGCTGATCCAGTATTGCTTGAGGATAATATTGTAGTACGAGTTAAAGTTGGACCCGTAGTTGAATACGTTCCTAGACCAACTTCCCAGTTACCAGATGTATCAGTTGCAGCATAATATGTAGTACTACCATTTGTTAATACAGAAAATGACTGAAACCCAGTTACAGCAGAACCTAAAGTAAAACTTACGGTGGTATTAGCTGTACCTGTTACCTGAACTCTGTCAAAAACCTGAAGAGCCATTTAAAATCCTTAAGATGTAGCTGTTGTTGAGTATGTAACTGCTAGTGTATCACCTGCTGTAACAGCTTTAGACACAGTAAAATTACCTTCAGAATATAATGTACCAGCTGTTGAACTTTGTGTATTTACAGCACTTGGTCCAGTGACTAAGAAACAACCATAGACTGTACCACCCGCACCTGTAATAGTGTAAGTAATAGCAGTTGCTGTTGAAGTTGTAACGTTAGAAGGTGTTGCACCTGATGATGTAGCTACACCAAAAGCTGCTGTACCACGAACCGCAGAACCGCCTACAGTGTAGTTAATAAACTCTGCAGCATTAGTTGTAACTAATGTTGTCATTGTATCTGTAGCTACTGGTGTTAATGATACTTTTGTCAGTCCTAAGAATGGGCCTGTTACAGTGTATGCAGAACCTTTTAATAAAGTATCAAGCATAAGTTGTTTACCAACTGCTACAACTAAATTAGGAAACTTATCTTCCCATTTAATATTACCATTTTTATCTCTACAAACTACTTCATAATGGCCATGTACGCCTAATTCTTCATTGGGTGTAGTGCTTGTATTTAATGTGGCTATTGCATTATCTCCAAAGCCATTAGATTCTGATATCATGATTTCTCCTTAATTTATTCTTAATATTGCACTTGTTGCTGTCGCTGATGGAAACTGAATTTGAAAGCTACTTGAAGCTGTTTTATCAGAACCAAAGTTTAATACGGCTACCGATGCCCCAGTAGTGCTATTATAAATTAAAGCACCTCTACAAGTAAAACTTGCTGGATTCCAAGTTACATTAGTAAATGATATATAAGCTACATTATCTGCAGAACTGCTTCCTACCGTTGGTGTAAGAACCTTACCGCCAGCTGTGTATCCTGTGCCAGTAACTTCATTTGTTGTAGTATAAGCAACAGTTGTATTATCTAAATTAGCATTAGCATTATATAAAGCTATTTTATATACGTATGGACTTGGACTATTAAAGTCTTCAGCTCCACTTAATAAATTGTATTTAAAAACAGTACAAGCTTCTTGAACAATCATGATCTAACCTTAAGTTTAGTTTGACCATCACGGTATGCATCACCACGCTCAAGTCCATCACCAAGACGTTTAAGTTGAGATAAAGCTTCCATATATTTATCTTCAACATTTTTAATCATATCTGGTTCTTGTTTTTGGAATAGCATGGCTTCTCTTAATGAGGCATATAATAATACTGGGTCATAGTTATCACCTAACCAACTAGTGCCATTTGCATTAGTTACTGCAGATACTGGGATACTAAATCCGCTTCCGCTGCCACCAATACTTGTACTTAATGTACTCAATGTATTTCCAACAGCATAAAATTGTCCACCATTAGTAAGAGTCACAGATGTCACTGTGCCTAAAGATCCCACTATAATAGTAGCTGTAGCACCGCTACCATTACCACCAGTTAATGGTACATCAGCATATGTGCCTGGAACATACAATGAACCAGCTGTAATGCTACCTAATGCTGAAATCTCACCTTGTACAATAGTAGGTGGATAGTAAAAATAATGTAACTCTGCTACATAAGCTGAGTCTGGAGTAGGTCCTAAAATTAATGATAATTCATTAATGTTGCTATACTGAGAACCAAACAAAGCATAATGCGTAGGTTGGCCTGTATAAGTAGGGCTTGGAAAAGCTTCTCTAATATAGTTTACGTCTTTATTAAGTAAATAACTGTAATTGCCATCTCCATCAACTAATGCCAATGAATAGTTTGATAACCAATCATTTGGTAAAGATAGATACTGATTACTTGCTGTAAGTGATCCTGTTACGTTTTTACGTAAAGCAGGAATCTGTACAGAATTATATATTCGTTCTTCCGCTTCTTTTACAAAGGTAGGAATGTTACTTACGAATAATGATTCTGTAGTTTCAGTATAGTCTTGTATAGCTTGATACAGTTGAACGTAATTCATTAAGCCATTGGACCTCTAGATTTACGGCCTTTAATAGCAGCACCAGCGCCACGCATTTCAATGCCATCTGTTTTAAGTCTACCAATCCCGTAGCTCACGCCATTAGGAAGCGGATCTTTAATGTTTGCATCTTGTGCTGACTTAGTTGTAACGTATTCACCTTCATTCATAGGAGCCATACCAGCTTCAGCAGATGCGCCATTTTTTGCATATACACTTGCAGGCTGATTATCATTAGCATTGCCTAAATGAATAGGTGGGCTATTTTTTGTAGTTGGTTTAACTTGAGCCATTTTATTATCCTTATTTTTGATTTTTAGCACGAGCCATATTACGACCCATAGCTTTCATTGCTTGAGATGTAACTGTCTTTGCGCCTTTAGAACCTTTGCTGGATTGAATGCCAACAGTTGGTCCAGAGTTGCCTAAATTTTTACCTTTAGTTTTACCTTTTGTATTAATACCTTGTGCGCCTGATTTAAATGCCATTTTGTTTCTCCTTAAGTTGTAACTATTGTAACATCACCAATTAATATGACTGGTGTTAAATTATTTGGCGTTAATGCAGCATCAAACTGACTAGCACCACCTACTGGTTGCCATCCCCATTGGATCTGTCTACTACCATCAGTAGGGTATCCAGCGTCATCCACATTATTAACATTCGTATCATATGGATTTGTCATTAAACCAGTTGTACCACCTACATTATAGCTTACATCTGGTCTTGGTTCACGTACTGCTTGTGGATCATTTACAGGATACATACCTAAATGTAACTGTGGCTGATCTGGGTCCCAGCATTCTGGGCAAACTTTAATGTTAAAAAGCTTAGTCTTAACGACCAATTTTGTAAGCTCTTTAAGCTTGTATCTTTGTCCACAACGATCGCATTCGGCAATCGCATATTTACCTGATGAATATTTATTAGGCATTTCTTACCTTGTGTAAAACATATTTCTAGGCACAAATCTAATAGGTGCCTTTTCACGATCTTCCTGAGATGCTAGATCCCATTGTTTTTCATAATCAGCTTGTAACATAGCTACCCTATTTGGATCTACTTCTGGTACTTTTTGAGCTAGGTAAAATGCTAATCCAGCTACCATACATGGTAAGAAGCGGAAAGGAATGTCATTAATAACAACACCAGTTCCAGCATCTTGAATTCTTCTCAAGCGCCAATATACAAACGTATAATCACCACCAGAGTTTGGTGTAGGCCATACATTAATACTAGGTAGTAGTGGTATGGATAAGTAATTATAAGGGCTTGTAGTGGCTATATGTGCAGCTGCAGTGGTATTATTTTGGCCACGGAAACAGTTTAATAATTGGTTAGTAGCATTATCTATATTTTGATATAAGATAACCTCAGTTCCTATTTGTATATATCCAGTAGCTGCAAGATT